CTTGTCAAAGGCTGATATTTCTTTTTTGCCTTTTTTTAATCCTTTGTTATCAAAGGTGCTGACTGCACTGACAATTAAATTAGGCACTATGCAGCCTTTCTAAGTTCTGTGTCTTTAATAAACTTCTTTGCTACTGTGTCAATTGCATTAACTACTCTCGGTATAATTACATCTTTAGTTTCATCCCAAGCACGATAGATAACACGACCACGTTGCTTGCCTTGACCTTTCATGCTAGATAGCATCTCTGCAGCTGCATTAAATTGCACAGGTGCGTTAGGGTTTAACGATCTATTACCTCTAGGCCTACCTATACGGCCTGCAGTCTCAAATATTGCGCCTGATCTAGAATTGTTAAACACATAGAATGCAGCCTTAAATCCTTTGTCGTTGCTTTTATTTTGACCTGCAGAATAAGCGACTTTGCTTTTAGCGTATGCATAGTCATAGGGTGGAAATAATCTATTAGGATCTTTAACAGTCTCCATAGACCCAGTGCCTTTACCCCAGCCACTTAACACTTCATTCTGTGTTGGTAAATAACTACGTGCACGATCACGCACAATTAACATAGCCTGTTTGATATTCTTTGACATCTCTTTGTTTAGGTCTTTGTCAACATCTTTCATAGCCTTTTGGAGTTGTTTAACGCCTGTTACGACTACGGGCATTTTTAATCTCCTTTGCTCTATCGCTAAGTACCTGCACGATTGCTCGTAGCATCTCTGAGTCCATATTGATAAACTCACTAGGCGCGATCCCTAGCTCTACAGACAGGCTTGCTATCGCGTAGAGCGTAGAATCACGCTGTACTATTTTTTTTCTTCGTCTAATACCTCGACAGTTTCTAAGCTGTCAATAAACTCAATACCAAATACAGGTACAGTTACGTTAGCCCTACGTAAGCATTCATGGGCAAGGAAATAGATTTCCGTCTGCCGTTCGTGGTCACGTAGGACTTTACTAATTCCTGCGCCATACTTTAACTCAAAAGCGTACTCGACACCTGGCGTAATCTTGTGTTCAGATACTTCGCCATTAGCCCTTGTTATCTTTAGCTTTGCCATTACTACTCCTTATGCTACTGCTACAGCTACTGTGCTGTTGCAGGTAAATGTAATGCTTTGTGATGATATATCAGCTACTGCGCCATTTACATTCTGTAGATTATTAACCAATACAGATGCTGTGTATGAAGGGTTAGTTGCAGATACGGCAGCACTTGTCTGCTTAATCACGCATGTTACAGTAGTGCCATAAGCAGCACGTAATGTAGGGATAACTGTTGCAGCAGCATTATCATTTAGGAAGTCTAAAGTGATAGTGCTAGCTTCTAATCCTTTGGCGAACTTGTGAGAGGTATCCATTCTGTTACCACCTTGCGGTGGGTAAGTCATTTCTGCTTACCTCTGTATCTTTGCCATCGATACAGATCAGACTATATCTTCACCCTATTTCTAGGGGCTTCGCGTGTAGTCGTTACGGACTCTCTGCTTTCGCAGGTTGCCTCGGTATTAACCCTTTTCTGGGGGCCTTCACCGATATAGCGAAGTAGTTATTCTAGTAGCTTACGCTGCTAGCGGGCAATATTCTCTACCCATTGCTGTTACCTCAAGCTCGTCAAATGATTGATTAATGGTTACAGCTGTTACATACGCTGATAGATCAACGCTGTTTAACGTAACTGATACGCCATTATTCAAAAATATGGCCATGATTACTCCTTTTCTTTTTCTTTAGTTGGTGCAGGTTTTGGTGCTTCTTCTATTTGGCCTATCTTTTTCAAGAAGGCTAAATTTTCTGCGTCTGTACTCATTTTAACTCCAGCTCGTTAGGATTGATACGGTAATTTCAGATACCAGCAAATCACCACTAGCGGCGTTGACTATAGCAGGTGCTGAAATACTAGATATGTTTAGCACCAAAGATGATGCGTTTAGTTTAGTTACTACTGCAAGTATAAAAGTTTCCATGCCTGCTAGGTTGCCTTGATTGTCAAATGCTGGTGTTGTCATAAGAATCTTAAAGTTTGCTAATGGTGCAATACTTGTAATGTCATTATTAGATGGCACAATATAAGGATCACCAGGCGTAACTACTACGCTATTAGCCAGTAGTGTTGCAGGTGGGAAACTAAAAGTAGACCACACGCCTGCGTTTGCTAAGTCTGTTGCAAGTGTGCTGCGTAATGTGGTTATTGCAGCTGGCATTAGCCGACCAGTGAGTTAGGACTAGAATACGGCTGGATGAGACCACGCACTCTGTTAATCAGCTGATAACCCATCCGATATGGGCTTGCAGTGATCCCATCCATACCTACCCCACCAGTCTGACTAACTTGACGGCTTTGCCAGATGTCTACAGCTACGATCATCGCAGCCTCTCTTATGGCAGGGGTCGCAGTGTAAGCCTGTGCTTTATGCTCTGGTCCGAGGGCTCGGCCGTATGGTTTAATAAAATGAAATGGGTCGTCTGCAGATACTTTTGCGTATTGAATAATGCTGTAGCCGTTAGGGTATGAACTAAATGCGTATGTACTCCAGAATGCTGTGCCAATAGATGCTGGCACTGTAGTACCTGGGAATGATCCTGTTAATGTGTATGTGCCATTGTATGTGCTGCCACAATTACTAATTACTAATTGCTGACCAGTTACGAATATGCCTGGGTTTGCTAATACTAAAGTCGCTACATTGTTGCTAATAGATGAACCAACTACTGGTGCATCGTTATGCCATAGGTAACCAGAAATTAGATCCTCTGCCGATTGACAGCACTCTTCCACTGTAGCGTCACTGTATAAAGTGCCAATACCTAAATTACTGCGTAACTCTGCCATTGTTACCATCGCAGCGGCCATAGTGTCCTTTCTTAAAAAGCTCCCTAGGGCTAGGGCTACTAAACCCTAGGGATTATTAAATTAACTAACTTATTAGGTTAGGTTGAAGCGGCGAACGCCACCAGCGACCAATACACCTACGGCCATGTAGCCATATAGTGAGGTCTCAATCTCGCCTGAAGTTGGGATGTTTGTAGATAGGCGAAGAATTGGTGACTCGTAAATTGATACTGAAGATGGAACTACAATAAATGCAGACTCATCAATAGTAGTAGATACTGCGTTTGGATCTACGTATAGATCTAGACCTAATACGTTACCACGTAGTGATGTAGGTACAGAAGATCCTGCATTGTTCATTGGGTTAGCAGCATTGTAAATTGGGCGACCTGTTGAATCGGTTGCGCCTAATAGTAGTGACCACTGTGATGTACCAGCAATGTATTTAGTTGCTAGCTCACCTGTTGCAAGGTATGCAGCTGGTGCTTCTGTTGATACGTAGGAAATAATCCCTGCAGATGATGCTGCTACTGCTGTAGCTTGTGTGCCACCTGATGTTAATGCTGCAATTACTGCTGCATCTGTTGCCTTGTTATAGGCACGTGTCATGTTGTCTAACATGGCTGCAAAGAATTCTGGTGAGCTGCGCTCTAGGATTTCTAAGCTGTAACGTTGTAGTCCAGCGTATTTCTTAACAGTTAGGTTTACGTATGAAGATACGATACCTGTCTCTGATGGGCCTGCTGCTTCTGCAGTTTCTGCCACTGTACCTGATGTAGTGATCTTTGGTACTGAGATTGTCATTCCTGCTGCTGGTAGCGCACGTGAACCGATTGCGTCAATAGCTGGGCGTGATCCAATAAGTGTATCTACTACTGTAGGTACGAATTGTGTTGGTGAAAATGCTGGGTTTGTAGTAAATGAATCATCTGCAGCTGTGATGTATTTTGCTACATCGGCTTCTGCCTTCATTACCCACTGTGCTGATTCGTGGTTACCTAATTTTGCTTTGATGCTGTGTTCTAGCATGTGTGCTTGTGTTTTAATTGGTGAGCGAGGCTCTGTGTAGAATGATGCACTGATTGTTGGGCGTGCAGCCTCTACTGGAGCAACCTCTACCACTGGTACTGCTGTTGGCTCGGTGGTGTTGTCCACTTGTGCCTCACTTTCC